TGCCAGTCAGCGCCTTTCAGCTTTTCTAAAAAGGTTTCTTCTGTGGGCTCTGGGGGACCAACAGGTGGTGCTGGTGGTCCAAGAGGTGGCTCTGGTGGTCCAACAAAAATAGGGCCATTTTCTTCATCTTTAGCTGTTGCTTCAGCTGTTGCCGCTGCTTCAGCCGCTGCTGCATCTGCCGCTGCTGCCTCTGCCTGTGCTGCATCAGCCACTGCTTGTGCTTCAGCTGTTCCTGTTGCTTCAGCCTCTGCTTGTGCTGCATCTGCCGCTGCTTGTGCTGCATCTGCCGCTACTTGTGCATCTGCCGCTGCTTGTGCATCTGCTGTACTCGTTGTGTCTGTTGTACCTGTTGTGCCGGATCCCTGTCCACCATACGGCCACCCAGGAGGCCAAAAACCGTAGTAAGGATCGTAAGAATCGTAGCCTTCCCCACCATCTCCAGTATCTGTCACATCACCTGTAACCTCCAAATCATCTGGAATTTGGTTTGCATTAGCATCAACAGAAGAAGTTCCAGAACTTGCTGTAAGCACACCGCTTGCTATCAAGTCTTCCATGGTGGGAATGTTTTCAGTGTTTATTAAAGGATCAGCTCCTGCTGTATAAGCGGCAATACCTGTAGGGAAATCGCCCTGGAACCCGCTTAAATAATCAGTGCCCGTTACGCCAGACTGAGCATACCCCATATAGTTTAACCAATCTTGCCACGCAAGATCCTCTTCAGAGGGACCGCCCCCCATGCCAGTTACATTAAAAACTGAGGCCCAAGGAAAAGCGCCGCCGTAAATATTTTCAGTCATTAGCCACCTCCCCATATGGCAACTGGGGATTCATCCCAAGAGCCTGTTTGTTTGTAGTGGGCATAAATATCACTCCAATTAGCGGGTCGTCCTTTAGGATCTGCGTCAAAATATTGAACATCTTGTCCCATCGCACTTCTTTCAGCTATAGTGCCATATCCCACTCCTCTAGTCCCAAAGTTTTTGGCAGCCATCATGTCTCTGTAGCTCTCTCCGGTTCCATACGTTTGCATGAAGGTATCGGCATAATATTTGGCTTGCTCTGGCGGATAGCCTTGATCCAAGTAGGATTGTTCATTTCCGAACATGTCATATAAGGCAGCTCTCTTGTTTATTTTGTTTTGTTCTTTTCTTTGCATGCGTTGGCTTTGGCCATAAGTGCTGCCTGCTCCTCTGGCTTTTCCGGGGCCGCCTACATTATACATTGCATCGTAACCGGCATCATCATCATTGCAGAGGCTCCTGTCATTCCTGCTCGCATGTCTTGTCCCGGAAGGGTTTTGAAAGTTTGACCAGTATCTGGATCATATCCTGGAATTGCGTAACCCTCAGTAGCTGTTTGAAATTCATCTGTTGACATGTTCTCGATTTTGTCCATCATTTTAGAAATTTCATCTTGTTCTGTTGGAGATGCATTGGCCCAAGCATTATTAAGCTCACTTAGAAGACGATCCCTTGATCCCACTCCTTCCCACTTATTAGCACCCCATTGACCCACGTTTTTAAAAAGATTCCATACACCTCCCGTGGCTGCACCAAGCCCTATATCTGCCCAAGGAATAGTTTGTCCAAACTCTTTGAAAGCACCATTACCACCACCTCCATAGCTTCCTGTGCTTCCGCTCCATGTTCCTTTTGGTGGCCCGCTTAAATCTCCTATGTTGCCCCAACCGCCTCTAGCACCACCGCCTCCAGCTAGATTGACAATGCCTCCTTCAGCCATCTTATTCCTGGATCTAAGTGGGCCCCTCATGGCGCTTATCCATGCCTTTTTTTCCATGTAATCTGGGGGTGCCCGAAATTCCCATTGCCTAGTTTCTTCGTTATATCTTTTGTTGCGGGCTTTCCAAGGACTATACTCTTCCGAAAAATTTCCAAACTGTTTCTCAAGATTGCCACTAAATTCCCCGTGTGGCGCTGTTCTTATTCGCCAACCTAACCTCAAAGGATCCAAAGTAACCCATTGTTCTTCTTGAACTTCAGGAGGCAGCGCATAACCTGTTTCGTCAATTGGAGCCTCGGCAGCAATCACCCCTCCTTCAAATAACGGGTCTTCTTGGACTCCGGTAAAAAAAGGCATTGCCAACCCCGGACCTGTGGCAGCACTGCTTTCACGCAATTCTCTGGCATTTTGAAGAAGGTCGCTGATGCCTCCGGTAATTGTTCCGAACACATCGCCTCCGAGAATATCTCTTGCCGCTGTGTCTGAGCCTGCATCTACAGCCTCTGCAAATTGATCCAGTTGGGCATCTGATGGAGGCTGTGCCATGCCTGTGGTGTCAGCAACATTTACTCTGCCCAGGGTTTCAGCGATACCAGAACCAAAACCACGGAATCTTTTTTTAAGCCTTTCAAGCCTTAATCCTCTAAGCGCCTGGTTGATTCGTGTTTTTCTCTGGCTGTTTTCTCCGCTAAATCCTAATGATCTTTTTTCTTCTTTCAGTTCCTGTATCTGTTGGTTGTAGTCATCCAGCTCCCAGTCGTCTGTATCGAAACCAGAACTGAGAGAGCCGCCCACGCTTAGCCCTACAATGCCGCCATCGTTAAACCTCTTCCTAATTTGAACTCCAACATAAGGATCATTTCTTTCCAATTCCGTTCCTATTAATCCTTCAATATCTTGCATACGCCCAAATGAAGGATTAATAATTAATTCATTGTAATAGTTTTGAGTGTCTTGAAGTTGCAATAGCTTATCAATCCCACCAGGAGTGGGGGTAATGCCTAATTGTTCAATGAGCTCTACTTTCATTTTCGCATCATACTTAGTTGCGAAGACCCCATAAGCCGAGCATCTTCATAGTATTATACTTTTTTACTCACAAATCAATTGATATCGCACCATTGGTGCTGACCGACAGCGTGCCGACAGCCCCGGTTGCGCTCAATCCATTGTCTGATCCTGAGTAAATATCGTTCCACTTGGCACCATCGTAGACTTGCAGGCTCTTGGCGTTGAGGTTCCAGATGACATCACCGGCATTGAACTTGTTCTGATTCATGGTGGTCAGTGTGTATTGTGGTGTTTCCGTGGGGTCAAAAGAACCTAGGTTCAGCTGTAAAATGCGAATCATCCTGTTGTAAAGATCAGGAGAAACCTCATTCATAGCGTTTGGAAGTTGCGTTTCAAGCAATCTAGCCATCAGCGCCTACCATTCATCTTGATATCCATACGCGTTGCCCCAACCCTAAAGCCCAGCCCCTGACGTAAACCAGCCGTGTTGTCGTCATCAGACTCAAATCTCAACACCACTTGGCGTCCTCTTGCTCTTGTGTTTATTCTTGTAGTTGAAGATGTTATCGATGTCGTTGAAGAGGTGCTTAAACTTTCTGCCGGCCAGTTGCGTTTCTTCAACACCACATTCATGGCTGCGTTTGAGTTTGATCCAGTGAACTTTATATCCGGGATAATGCGATTGACAAAGCTGAACTGTTCCCCTTCTTCAATATCGAGACTACTCGATTCTATATAAACGTTGTCCATGGGCGAGCCATCTGCATCGTAACCAGTTTCTTGTTTGTAAAGATAGTTGGAGGTGTCAGTGCCGGTAGCCCTCGGATAATCTTCGATTCCCTCATCCAACCACGCGTGTCGTGTTAGCTGACCGATTGACCAAGTGTTGTCAACATAGTTGTAAATGACGTAACGGTCTATCTCGGTTGAGCTACTTGATGGATAAAACCAACCAACCTCATCAAAGGCTTTGTTTAAAAAGCCGAACACTTTATAAGCCTGAGTAATGTTGATGTTGTTAAAAACATAATAATGCACTGAAGAAGGCAATGGGTTGACAGAACCGTTGTAAAAATAGAACCCCTTGAGATCCATCCAGAATATCCCTTCTGGTGCATTGATGACCGCGTTGGGACCAATGAGTCCCACCCCTTCATTGATAAGGTTGTTGCTGAAAGTATAGGGCGATCCAACAAACGCCATAGAATAAAGCGCAGAATCCGTCCACACCAAGGTTTCCTGACGAGCTCTTAGCGCGCCAACAATCAAGGATCCTGAAGACAGCCTAAAAGATCCAGCAGTATTGGTGAGTTTGGGCTCCCATTCAGGCGCGTTTTCCTGATCGCACCAACAAATAAACATGGGATCAACTGATCCTGTCCTGGCAGTTCCGCCTGCATTCAATGGATCTGCACCGAAACAAATGATATGGCGATCAATGTCGCTGACCAAAATCTGAAACGCTTTGGTTGGCGGAAGGTTGGCACCGCTTAAATCAGAAAACGAAACAGCTCTAGTGCTTAAACCATTAGTGTTGTCCCAATAATAGATGCCCCCTGATCTTGGGTTTATAAGCAAGTCCTCACCAAAATTGTCCTGGGTCCATAGCCTAAGTTGAGAGGTATCAGACAAAGCTGAAACTTCTCCCCAGCCTCCAGCACCCCAAGTACCGGCTCCCCAACCTGAACCTTCTACATATACATCCAAACCTAC